ACTTGTTGAAGTTTTAAATGTGTCAACTGTATCATATCAGCAAAACCAGTTATTCTACTAACTAATGACTCTATACGCCCCTCGTACATACGTGGAGCACATATAGCGTAGTTCATTTTTACTTTAGTATAATCACTTTTTGGGCGCATCATGTTTTTGCACATACCCCAATTTAAAAGTTTTTTAGTACCTAAAACCAAAGCACCTTCATATAAAACTTCTACCTTTCTTGCTTCCATTGAAAAGTTATCGTTTTTACCAGGATTAAAACTATCGTCTTTTTCTATAGCTTTGTCTGCACCACTAGACAACTGTTTCATTTTCCAAACCTCATTCATATAGGTTTTATAACTAAAATACAATATTTTAACTTTATTATGATCGTCTCTATCGTATTCCCTATATTTTCTTTCGTTATATCTACCGTGACTTTGGTTGTTGTACTCTGTTATTTCTTTTAAATCTTTTTCTTCTAAATGAGCAAATTGTTTTACTAACTCATTTATAGGTATTTCTTTTACTTCACCAACGTAGTAAACGTCTTCAAAATAAGGTGATTCAGTGTGAGAATATACTAAGTTTTCTGGATCGACGTAATCTATAGTAACACCTTGTGATGTGTTAAAACCTGTTTTAACAGCACCAATACCACACACAGTAATATCATAATAAAATCTTTTCATTATAAGATCATATCTATTACCTTCCATTAAAGTACGTATAGCTTGTTCCTCTGCTATTTCAACAGCTTGCTTGTAATTTAACTGCATGTGAAGATCTAACTCTTCTTGAGAGTCTGGTAATAAATCTGGACTTTTATTAAATAAATCCATACCAAACTTATCTTTAACAAACATTTTTAAATCTCTAGTACGCATGTCTGTCATAACCTTGTTCATGTACTCAGTTCTCTTACTAACACCAAAGGGATCTTGAGAATAAGCTTTTACATCATAAACTCTTTCTGATATTCCATTAACCACAATATCTACAAACTTAGATATTATTGGCACTGGCTTCCAGTCTAAGTTTAAATAACTTAAATCACCATTTATAGATAATTCATTTTTATATTTTTCAATAGGCTGTTCTCCTCTAGCATACAGTCTTAAGTTTCTAAAGTTATTTCTATTATAAATATACCTATTAGAATAGTTATCTTTGTCAAACCACTCTCCTTCTATAGCTTTAGCTACTTTGAGCCCATACTCATAGCTTAACTTTTCTGCATCACTAACTACTTGATTTGGAAATTGCCTCATATTAGTTTTTTATTATTCTTGAAACACCGCCAGTATTATTATACTTAGCTATGCTTACATTTAATTTAGGTTTTTCTATTTTAGCATTTGGTCTATATAAATTTCTATTACAAGCCATAATTGCCAAACCGCTACTTATAGTAGCGTCAAATTTTGTTCTTTTATTTATATCAAATCTAGCCCAATCATTTAAA